AACGGGTCGAGGACAACATCGCCCTGCCGCGATCCGGCGAGGATGCACGGCTCTATCAGGTCGGGCGGGAAGGTGGCGAAGTGTGCGCCCTTGTAAGGCTTAGTCGTGACCGTCCACACGCTGCGCTTGTTGCGAGTTTCGTTAATGGTCACGAACGACTGCTGCCCGTTTGCTTTTGCATCGCCTTCGGTTCGCTTGCCCTCGTATCGGATGTTCCCTTTGCCGCTGCGATTGTCTTTGCCGAAGTATTGAGCAGGCTCGGCAATCGCATGGCTGTCGAAGTAATACCGCTCCGACTTTGACAGCAGGAAGATGTATTCATGCGCCTTTGTGCAGCGGTCGCGCACCGACTCCGGCATCGGGTTCGGCTTGTGCCAGATGATGTCTTGGCGCAAATACCAGCCGTCAGCGCGAAGGGCAAAGGCCAGCATCCACGGGATGCCGATAAGGTCTTTGGGCTTGAGACCCTGCGGGACGTGACCAGGACGGGCCTTCTTGCGGGCGGCGCCCTGTTCCACTCGAAAGCTGTTCATTGCGCCCCAACTTTCGCCGTTCTCCCGCCGCTGATTGCATGGCGCGTTCGGAGCGTATCCGCCGCCTCCGGCATAGCTGTCCCCAATGTTCAGCCACAGCGTCCCATCGTCGGCCAACACATCGCGCACACAGCGGAACACTTCCACCATCGCAGCAATGTACGCTTCGGGCGTAGGCTCCAAACCTATCTGCCCTTCGTGGCCGTAGTCCCGCAGCCCGAAGTAAGGCGGCGAAGTCACGCAGGTTTGCACCTTTACGCCGTCCGCTGCCCATCGCCGCATGGTTTCGCGGCAGTCGCCAAACTCGACTCGACTGCGGTCGGCGGCGAGTTCAATGGTCACTCTGAATCCTCCGCGCTGTGCCACTCATTCTGCCGGCGCAGGAACTTCGGCCACTCCAGCGCCGTCGTGAACGAGCGGTCCTCAAGCAGCACATGGTTTGTCGGCTGCGCGGTGATGCGGCCATTGTCCAGCCCGCAGAAGTAAAACTCCTTCGACTGCTCCGGCACCGCCGAAAACGCATCGGCGACCGGCGACACCGTGAACCAATACTCGCCCGCCATCTCGCGCCGATCCTGCAGCCGCACCCTCGCGTTCATCGATGAGAGGTACGGGTATTCGAGAACAGCAAACTGCCACCCGTAGGCATCCCATGTCTGCGCGTCTGACGCTCGCCAAGGCTCGTCGGTCTTGCGGTGCGCGAGCTGGTGGAGCGGGACATTCCGGTATACCGCCCCGCCTTCAAGCAGGACATGACACCCCCACGCCCGTCCCGGCCACGAGGTCAGCCCGAACCACACCCCGCGCAGCCAGTCGTGCTGGCCGATCGCGTTGGGCTCGACCCAGATGTACCTGTGGGCGGGCAGCGCACCCGAGTGCGTGTAGAGCGTCATCGGTTCCGCAGCCTCGCAAGACCGCGCTCGCCGAACAACTGCCGCACCATCCCCGCAAGGTGCGGGTTGCCGATGACCTCCTTCGGGTCTGCGTCGCGGATTGCAGCAGCCGCCGCGTCTTTCAGGCGCTCCATCGCGTCCGCATCCGGCTCGCGCATGGTCAGCCGTGCAAGGTACGCCTCGCAGAGCTTCAACCTGTGGATAGGGGTCGGCTCCTGCTTGCCCCACACTCGAGCGGACCACTCGTCCTGTTCTGCGTGACGGGCGATGTCGGCGGCTTTCTGCTTGTCGGTCTTCTCGACCTTCTCGCCGGGGCGCAGCGCAGCCTTCTTGATCTCGAACAGGCCTTGCCACTGGTTCGCGATGGACTGGTCCACGACCGCCGCTTGGTCTGCGCCGAAGCGGGCCAGCTTGAGCTTCATCGCGTGTTCGCTGATCGGCTTGATGGGCTTGCGGATGGCCTTCCTGAAGGCGACCCATCTCTCCCACGATGCTTCATCGAGTTCGTTCATGTGTGTTTCCCCTGATGACTGATGGTGAATCCGCACGGGTCCATAGACGGAATACGCCTAGGGAACATCGTGCGGTTTGATGACTGACGGAGCCATCCGCTGTCGGCTACTTTTCCCGAGTTTCCCCGGTGTCATTCGCGCTTCCCGACGATACGCTGCGCGCCCACAGGCTGACTGCCCCGGTGTGGGTTTAAGGTTCTCTGCGCGTTGGTTTTCCCGACCAGAGTTCCCGAGCTGGGAGGCGGGTGATTGACAGACCTGTTCCCCCGGTCTATCGTCACGACACCTCGATACGCATCCCGAGAGTAGGGCCCTCCCCCCGCCCGCGTCAAGCCCCCGAAAGGGGGTTTGTCGTTTCTGGCCTCCTCCACGGCCTCGCAGATCACCGCCGCCACGCCGCGCACCCACCGTCTACGCCGAGCCATCACCCGCGCCGTCTCGCGGCGACTCTCCAGGTGAGCCCGGTAGTAGGCCCGATGGTACGCAGCGCGGCTCATGGGCTGTCCGGCGTAGGCCGCAGCCCAGCCTCGATCTTGCGAATCAGCCGCCGAGTGCTGCGCGACTGGTCCTCTTCCTTGAGCTCGGCCACAACCTCACCGGCAAGCTCACGCAACGCATACCGCTCCGGCACGCCAACACGCGCCCACTTCGATACCGCTGCCCGCGTGACACCGAACCGCCGCGCAATGGCGCTTTGGTTGCCGTACTTCTTGACAAGTTCATCGACAGTCATAAGACCTCCGTTGTTAACGACCGGAAGCATACGGCAAAAAAAAGATGGATACAAGTGTTGACATAGCTACCGGAGCCGGTTTAGGATTCACCCGTCGATTACACACACACAGGGGAATTGACCATGAGATACCGACCCATCCCGTCCCATCTGCCCCCCGCCATCCGGTGGGGCATGACCGCAGGCCAGTGCCGCGCCGGTCGCGATCAGGCGATGCGCTTCGCCCGCCAGAACCCGAAGATGACGGCTTACGTCACGATGGCCCGCAACCAGCAGCGCATGATGCTGATGGCCATGCGCATGGCCCGCGAGGTGCAGTCGTGAGCGGCTTGGACAAATTCGCACTCGCATGTCAGGCAGCGTTCTGGGACAGAATCCAGAACAATCAGCCGATCGCAGACGAGTACAACTTCGGCGACCAGTGGCGAGCATTGGTCGAGACCCGCACGATGGAGGCTGCTAAGGCCGCAGACTTCAAAGTGCATATCGCTCGACTTGGCGTGGACGATGATGGGGATGACGCTGACGCTCTCGACGAGATGCAGAAGCAAACCTTCTCCGTCATCCACGACCTGAAGCGCAAGGTGGCCGCATGAGCGCCTTCGACGTCGTATACGTCACGGTCGTGACCATCGGCATGGCGCTGTTCTTCGGTGCCATCGTGGTTTGGATGTTCACCCGCCCTGCGCCGTGGAAGCGTCGGCGTGAGCGCCTGCCGAACCCCGCCTGGAGAGCCCGCGTCTACCAGCCCCACAAGTTCAGCCGCTGGTGGGTGTGATGGAAGACTGCGACCAGTGGTGGTACCACCAAGACCAACTCATGCAGGAGCTCGAGGAGCGAGAACGAATCGACGCCTGCAACCAAGCCCTCTCGAAGTACACACAGGAGACCCAAGATGAACCAATCTGAATCCATCGCCGCCCTCGCCGCCGCCCTCTCGAAGGCGCAGGCCGACATCACCGGAGCCTTGAAGGACAGCGCCAACCCGTTCTTCAAGTCCAAGTACGCGGACCTTGCGTCCTGCTGGGACGCCTGCCGCAAGCAGCTCGCCGCCAACGACCTCGCCGTCATCCAGACGACCGAGATCGGCGAGAGCGGGGCCATCCTCGTGACCACCCTCGCGCACTCCTCGGGCGAGTGGATGCGCGGGTACCTGCCCATCCTGACCAAGGACGCCGGTCCGCAGGGACAGGGCTCGGGCATCACCTACGCCCGCCGCTACGCCCTCGCCGCCATAGTGGGCCTCGCCCAGATCGACGACGATGCCGAGGCAGCGCAGGCCCGTGGCAAGCCCGAGGCCAAGCCCGACCCCGACCTCGCCAAGAAGGTGGCCGAGTGCCAGACCCTCGCCGACCTCACCGCCCTGTTCAAGGGGCTGACCGAGGCGCAGCGTCAGGCGTCCTCCGGCATCTTCGCCGCCCGCAAGAAGGAGCTCGGCTGATGGAGCAGCGCACCCCCGAATGGTTCGCCAAGCGGCTCGGGCTCGTGACCGCCAGCCGGATAGCCGACGTCATGGCGAAGACCAAGACCGGCGCGTCGGCCTCCCGCAGCGGGTACATGGCCGAACTCCTGACGGAACGCCTCACAGGACAGCCCACGGAGGGCTATAAGAGCCCCGCCATGGACAGGGGCATCGAGCTAGAGCCCGTCGCCAGAGCCGCCTACGAGGCGCGAGAGGGCGTCCTCGTGGATGAGGTGGACTTCGTGCGCCACCCCATCCTCGAGGCCGGGGCGTCCCCGGACGGGCTCGTTGGGGAGGACGGCTGCATCGAGATCAAGTGTCCGAACACCTCCACGATGCTCGAGTACATCGAGGACCGCTCCGTCCCCCGCAAGTACCTCCTGCAGATGCAGTGGCAACTTGCATGCACAGGTCGCAACTGGTGCGACTTCGTGGCCTTCGATGACCGCCTGCCGGAGCACCTGCGGCTGCTCGTCATCCGAGTCCCGCGAGACGAGGGTGTCATCGCCGAGATCGCCGGCGAGGTCGGGCGGTTCCTGACCGAGCTGCGGGACCGGGTCGAGCACTTGCAGACGGTGCGCCTGTGACCCTCGTGACCGGGTACTTCATCCAGCGCGAGGGCTGGGGCGGGTGGGAGGACGTACCGGCGCACGTTCTGGAGCACGTCGGCCACAAGCCAAACCCCTACCTCGACATCAACCACGCACAGGCCGCGCTCGACGCAGCCGAGGCTTTCGGCGACGAGAGACACCGTCTCGTCGGTCGCCCCGTTTCCATCAACCAGGAGTGATGACTATGCCTGAGTACGACAACACGAATAAGGGAGCACTCTTCAAGAACGAAGAGAAGCGCCCAGATCGAGCCATGAAAAACCCCGACGGCACCGAATGGGTTATGAAGGACGCCGACTATAGCGGCGAGGCCGACATTAACGGGGTGCTGCACTTTGTCGATGGCTATTTGCAAAAGAGCAAGGCCGGAAAGACCTACATGAGGCTCAAGTTCAAGCCGAAGCAGCAGCAGCACGAGCGCCCAAAGACCCTCGCGGAGCAGAAGCCCGAGGAGTTCATCGACGACGATATCCCGTTCTGAGGCGGGAGCGCAGATGAACCGCATCTTCCCCAAAGGCACCACCCCTGACCAGATCGCTTCGGCGATCTCGGTCATGGTGCGGTGGCTGGACCAGACCAAGTCCTGGAAGGTCACGCTCGAGGAGTTCAAGCCCCGGCGCTCGGACATGCAGAACGCCTTCCTCTGGGGCGTCGTCTACCCGTCCATCCTCGAGGGTGGCGGGGAGGCGCTGGCAGGCTGGCAGAAGGACGACCTGCACGAGTTCATGCTCGGCGAGCACTTCGGCTGGGAGACGCTCACGCTCGGCGGGAAGACCGTCCACAAGCCGGTGCGCCGCTCGTCCCGACTCAACAAGCAGGACTTCTCCGACTACCTCGAGTTCCTGTCCCGCCGCGCCGCAGAGCTCGGCATCGTGATACCCGAACCGTCCTATGGAGACACACCATGACGCAGACAGAACAGATCCGCGCCCACCTAGTATCGGGCCGCGATATTACCCCCCTCGAAGCCCTCGACCAGTACGGCTGCTTCCGGCTCGCCGCCCGGGTCGCCGACCTTCGCGCCGAAGGCCTCGACGTGCAGACCGTGACCGAGGAGCGGAACGGCAAGCGGTACGCACGGTACCGGCTCGTCGGCCAGCTCGAGCTCGTATGAAGCGGCGTGACCTGCGCAAGGAAGCCCGGGGCCGGGGATGCACCGTGCGGCTCCCCGGAGTGTGCAACCACAACTCCGAGACGGTCGTCCTGGCGCACATCCGCATGGCCGGGATCTCCGGCATGGGGCTCAAGGCCGACGACCTGCTTGGAGCATGGGCCTGCTCTGCCTGTCACGACGCCATCGATCGCCGCTCCCACCCCGACCTCGAGCGCGACTATGTGCGCCTCGCCCACTTCGAGGGCATGGTCCGCACCATCGCGCAATTACGCTCCGAGGGGCTCGTCTGACTTACGGCCCAGCATCGCGCCATACGCCACCGCTGTAGAAGTACAGCTTGTTGTTCGTGGTATCGACCACGATCGGCGCGAAGCCGGTCACCGTGGTCGGCGTTCCGGTCGGTGTACCCGCGCATGTCGGCACATAGAGGAACCCGTTCGTCGCGGTCGTGGCAACTGCACCAGCGCCGACCGACACGTTGCCCGCAGCGGTGAGAACCACCCGGTTAAGACCGGCGCAGCTAAAGGTCATCGTCAAAGCTTGGGTCTGGCTGATGATGGCGTTTCCAGCCGTGTCCACGCCAACCACCGTGCCATTAACGCCAGAGTTGCTGTTTCCAAACGACACAGCCGTTTGCGTCGATCCGGCTCGATAGAGACTCAGCACCTGCGTCGGAGCATTTCCGGCAGAGATGCCGACGTTTCCGTTGGACTCGACCCGCACCGCGTTCGTGCTGTTGGTCGAAATGCCGAGGGTATTGGCAGCAGGCAGATACACGCCATTCGCCGGAACTGTCGTGCCGGTCACAGCGACACCAGCCGCAGAGACTTGGCGTCCCGCAGTCAGCTCGGAAACCGTAGCGCGAAGGGTGCTGCCACTCTGCACAAGCGGCACGGATTCAGTGCCAGCGAGCGGGGTTGCAGCGGTCGAAAGTTGCGATATTTTCTTGTCAGCCATTTTTCATCTCCTGTCAGGTCTGGGTGCCGACGACGGTGCCGTCGGTGTCGCTGGTCGGCAACGAGCCGTTCTTGATGCGCAGGTCGCCGGTTGAGTCGGACCACAGATAACTCTGCGTTCCACCGATGGAGCCAGGAAGCGGCGTCGGGTTCAACCAACCGAGCGCGGTCGTGGCGACAGTCGCGTTCGTCCCGCCGCCGAAGATGCTGCCGACGTAATACTTCGTCGCGTCGCCGGATTGGACAGCATACCCGCTTGCAGCGTTCGTGACCTGCGAGGCCGCGCTTGTCACCTCAATGGTCGGGGTGCCGTTGTTGTCGTAGAGGTAGCAATAGTACCGGGTGTTTGCCAGCACTCCGGCCAGCGGCACCGCTATGCCCGTTGACGGAATCTGATGCTCAATCCACTCGCCGGAGGTCGAGGCCACGCCGCCGCCGCTCTGATCTCGCGGGCCGCGCAACCGCATCGGGACGCTGCGACCCTCTCCGATGTATGCCTTCGGACGGAACACAACCTCCGTTGAGGACAGTATGGCGATTTCATTGTTGTTCTGGATGTTGTCAAACAACCATCCATCAAACCGCACTTGGCCGGGATAATCCATGTTCTCCCAGTTCGTGTTGCGGACGCGGCACGAATTGAGGTCGGCATTCACTCCGCTGATCTTGAATGCGGTGTAGGGGTTGTTCAAAGATGTTGCGCGAACCGTGGTGTTCTCAATGTTCACCTGCCGGATGATGAAGCTGCCCGCTTCAAACTCAAACCCGGTCTGGGCAACGTAGTCGTTGTTGTTGTAGATCTGGCAGTTGACTGCGTTGAAAACGAGGATGCCACGGCAGAAAAGACTGCGCTTGAAGCAATTCTCAAAAGTCACGCTACGCAAATCAACGGTCTGCCCGGAACCGGCCTCACCCTTGATGAACAACCCGACGTTCTGGGTGCCGTTGGCAAAGCCGCACGACTCCATCGTCAGAATCTGACCCTTCCAGATCATGCCACCAGATGGCGGGATGTACGGATTGAGAGGATCGTCGGTGCCGTTCGACTGGAAGAACACTTCGCGCAGGTAGGTATAGGAACCCTCGTTGCGATTGGCCGACCCATCGGCCTTGATGCCCCACCCCTTGCAAGCGTCAATCCAACATTGAGTCATGCTGAACATGTTCCAGCCGTCATCGATGTAGAGCCCGTTCTTGAGCTCGACGCCGTGGCTCGTCATGTCCTTGATGTAGACGTGATGGATGTCGATTTGGTAGCCATTAAGAACGCGGATTCCGACCGTTTCCGGCGTTGCGGTCGTGTTGACGATGGCGAGCTCGTGGATAAGCGAGCCCATCGCAGCTTCGTAACTGCCGCCATGCGAGCCGCTGTCGATGTCGATGAGCGGCTTGTTCGCGGCCTGATGGTTGAGAAAGGTCTTGACCATGCCGTCGCCCATCAGCTTGATGCCGGGGCTCGTAAAGCCGAAGGTCTTGGAGACGTTGTATGACAACGTGTTCGTGATCTTGTAGGTGCCAGCGGGGATATACACCGTCCGACCGGCTGCGGCGTTGATGGCGTTCTGGATGGCGAGCGTGTCATCCGCGCCGCCGTCACCGACCGCGCCGAAGTCCTTCACGTTCACGAAGTCGCCCAACTTGCTGTTCACCGAGCGCGGCACCGCGCCAGCGCCGGACTGCGTGAAGATGTCGAGCGAGGCATCGACCCCGACCGTCGCGGTCGGGACACCGTTCGCATCGAAGGAGAGGAACTTGCTCGCCCGAGCACTGGCCGCAGGAACCTGCGATGACATCACCGCATCAGATGCAGGGAACTTGATCGATCGCGCAGACTCCTCGCCGAGCTGCTGGGCAAGCATGGTCGCCTTGTCGAGCGCGGTCTCGAGCGACTCAGCCGGGAGCCGGTCGTTCGGCAGCAGGTCGGTCTCCTGCGTCGCCTCGATGTTGCGCCGGATCGTGACCGTTACCGCCGCAGCAGGGGCCACGAGCATCGTCACCGTCCCGCCAGCCTCGACCCCAGCACCCGCCACCGTGTAGTTGGTGGTCAGCGCCTGGACGGTCTCGGTCGTGCCGGTGCGCAGGATGACCTGCAGGTCAGCCGCCTCGAGGAAGTAGAACGGCACCGCAAAGGCAGTGGTCGACCCGTTGCCGGTATAACTGACCTTGCTCGTCGTGGATGATACGGTCATCTGTCACTCCCTCGGAGGTCCATACAGGACCTCATACATGAACTGTTGCGGACTCTCTGGGTTCCTCTCGTCGTTCAGCACATCAAGCGTGTACTCGCCGCTGATTCTGACCTGCCGGGTCGGCAACCCAAAGACATACCCGCTGCCCTCAAACACATCCCATGCAACATCATCAAACTCTTTGGCTTCACCCGGCGTGCGAATAAACGTATTGCTTACCTTGTCAAGCGCGGCAGCCACCGGAGTCAACCGCCAACTCGGTTGGAACTTCATCTCGCCTTCACCGGCCAAGTCTATCATGCGAGCCTCAATCATCCCGGAACCCTCCCTGAGAATCGGAATCGAGGCTAGCGGATAGAGCAGCATCTTGCGGATGGCCCACCAAGTCTCGTCCTCCTCCTCCTCCGGGCCGCGCCCCGCCAGAATCTCGCCCATCACCGCAGGCATGATGACGAGCGCCAGCATCCGGGCGACCGCCCGGGGCATGTCGCGGACCCGGCGGGTGGTCGCACCGACATCCCGCATCCGGGCATACAGCACCGAGAAGGGGGTGTAATACATGGTCAGCAGCTTCATCAGCTCGTTGTCGCGCTGCACCGCTGCAAGGTCTTTAGAGCCTCCTGCGCCCTGCGAGAGCCGTACCGCCCTGTCCCCTGCCCGGATGGAATCCTCCTCGTTTAAGCCCTCTGCCTGCGCCTGACGGTATGCCCCAAGCCATGTCGGGATAGTGACCTGCCGGTCAGCCATCGCTGTCAGGTAGAACGCCGACTTACGAATTGTCGCCAAAGGACTGTTGTCGCCGCGCAACTTGCGGAGATTGTCGCGCACATCGCGGTCGATGTTGTCGGTGCGGAACTTCATCTCGCCCGACCGATCGTAGACAAACTGCTCAAGGGTCTCGCGGTGGGTGGACCACGGCCCGAACCGGTTGTAGTCAATCAGCGCCTGGGTGAAAAACCGAGGCTTTACGACCTCGAGCGACGGGCCGATACCAGCAAACTGCGCCATCATCGTCGTGACTTTCCAGCCCATCGTCACGATTGCCATGTTCGTGCGGAACTGCATCACTGCTCGTGAAAACTCATTCCCTGAGTGCAGCGTGTCTGCGCGGTCAGATACCAGCACCTGCATCCACTTGGTAAACTCTCGATATCGCGCCTCGCCCAAGCGGTCAATCATGACCTCCTTGATCTCGTCATCCTTCAAGAGCTTGTTCAGCGAGAAGATGGCCTCTCGATGCGAGATGTCCTTGATGACCTTGGTCAGGTGGCTGGTCAGAACCTGCTCATAGTCAAGCTGCACCGCCGCCTTCAGATTCTCAACGCGCTGCTTCGTGTACCCCTTGTCCGTCCGCGCCCGCCCGTAACCGTTCGACATAAACTGCGCCACGGATTCGGTAGCCTCGGCCTGCTTGTCGCCGACCCCAGACAGACGCGGGTCGTAGGCGAGCGGGAAGTATCCGCCAGCGTAATCGCCAAACCGGGTCTGCACCGTGCGGGCCTCAACCTTCGGCGGTGCCACGCCGGAGGTGCGCTCCTCGAGCGCCTTGATGTCAGGCCACAGGGAATTCACCGCATCCCAAATCCCTTGCACATAGTCCCAATCCTCTTTCGAGAGCTTGGCAAGCGCCCCATTGATGGTCGTGTCAGACCACCCGTACCCGTCCCGCAGGCGCTGGTAGTTGCCGGCATTGCCCGTGTTGAGCGCCATCGAGATGAGCGTGTAGCGGGTGACCGGCGACTGGATACCAGGCAACGCCACCGAGAAGGTGTCCTGCAGCGTGTCGCCCCAGCCCTTCGGCTGCTTCTCTGTCAGGTCTTGGATGCGCTTCGTGACTTGGGCATGGAGCTCGTACTCCTTCACTTGCGCGTCGTTGGCAAGGTCGAACACGAACCGCGCCCACGGCCCGTTGATCTTGCCGTTATCAAGCCACTCAATCATCTGCTCAACCTTGAGGATGGCAGCGTCAAACCGCCGCCACGCCTTCGCCCCACGCGCCAGCAATGGCTCGCCGACCGTGTTCGGGATGGCAAGCTCGCCGGTTGACGCAAGCCGATCTGAATCGGTCGCCGACTTAATCAGCTCGTCCTTGGCGTCTTGGAACTCGACCGCCGCCTGCTTGCGCAGGAGCTTGTCCTTGAGCTTGGCAATGTGCTCGATGTTCCGCACCGTGTCGTAGACCGCCCGCAGCTCATCGACCGATGCGTTCTTGTAGTTAACTAGCCGCGCCTCGTCGAGCAGCTGATCGGGGACATTGACGATGAGACCGAGCGCGGCCTGCTGCTCGGCGAAATCGACCAGCGACTGGCGGCGAGCAAGCACCCGCAGTGGCACCTGCCGGAACTCGTACTTCTCGAGGATGGCATCAATCTGGTCAAGGTAGCCACCGCCCGCCTTCGCAAGACGCTCGCGGGTCGCCTTCTTGTCGAACTTGCCAGCGTAGGAATAGATGGTATCGAGCTGCCGCTGCGCCTTCATCGCCTCGACATACATGTAATGGTTCATCAACTCGCGCTGTTTCTCGGTCGCAGCCGCCGCGTAGTCTTTCCTCTTGATGGCATCGAACGCCGCCTTCGACGCACGGCGCTCGGCGAGCAGGTACTTACCAGGCGAGATGTCACGCGCCATCATCTGCCCAATGCGCCCAGCCGCAGCCCGCTTGAACGCATCCGGGTCCTCAATCGCGGACGCCACCATGTCAAGCCCAGCGCGGCGCTCCGCAGCCTCGGCCCGTCGCATGCCGGCAACAACCGGGCGAACCTGTCGCTGCAACCGTCGGATCGCCTTGAGCTCGGCAGCAATGACCGTCGCCCGCTCGCTGTTGTGGACCGCCAGCATCGCCTCATCGCCGATGGTGCCGTCCATCCGCATGTCGCCAAACTCGGTCGCCATCCGGTTCGCAACCTCGGCCTCGATGAGCTGCTTGCGGGGACGCAGATTGACGAGCGCCTCCATCAACGCCTCGCCACTCTCGAACCCGAGAATCTCAGCCGCAACATCGACGGTCGTGCCGCCTTCCTTGGTGTAGACCTTCCGCAATGCTCTCGGCAGTCGCTTCAAGAACTCAGACCCAAACCGACTCTCAAGAGCCTGCCGGGAGAGCTTGATTTCCGTGCCTTCTGGAGTAACGCCTTCGGTCAGGATGGCCGCAGCACGGTACGGGGGTGAGGCATCCACCTCTGCCGTTACCTTCTCAAGCATCTTGGCTCGTTCGCCCTTCCACCACTTCTCGCGCTCGCGTGAGTATTCGCGCAGCAGTTGAGCCTGCAGCTTCTCCTTCGCCCGCTCGTTCGCCCCCTCTGCCGTTTTCTTATACGCAGCAAACTCTGCCTCTGTCATCCCAGCGTCTTCGGCAGTCGAGAACAGATCCTTGAGGTCGAGCTCGGTGTTCGCCGCCTCAATCTCTTGGTCGGTCGCGTAGATGCGATCAAACACGCCGCGCACTTCGTCATTCAGCGTGACATCAAGCCTAGACAGCGTGCGATAGATTAGCGTCATCCACGCCCGAGCCCGCTGGAAGATGCCGCGCAGGGACGCGCTCGGCGCGTTGCCCTCCATCAAGTACGCCTCGTTCCCACGAGCGAACATCTCGTGCTGGGCAACCCCTATCTCGGAGCGGTTCTTGACCTTGAACCACTTCATCAGGGTCTCAGCGTCGGCCTTAATCTGCGGACTTGCGTCAGCCCGCTCGGCAAGGTCGAGCAGCACCTCGAGGTAGAAGTGGCCGGTCTCGTGGATGAAGGTCGAAAGGTCGGCCTTCTCTAGGAGGCCGATGCGCACCTTGCGATCGGTGCCGAACTGGATAAACCCGCGCTTTTCGTCGGGCGCTACTGCTTGGAAGAAAGTGCTCGGCGCTCCTTCAGCACCTGCGCCAACCTCTGGTACGCCTCCCGCTCCTGCGAAAAGTCGGGCTCCATCGCTGAATCCATAGCTTTGCGATCCGGTGCCAAAGTGATTAAAGAGCTGCTGCTCAAAGAACCAGATGACGGACTGGACTTGGTACGGCTTGATTCCGACTTGCTCTGCTGCCGCATTGAATATCTCCTTAATCACCCGACGCTGTGGTTCGGTCGGACTGTCAACAATAGTACCACCCTCATCGAGCATTTGTCCAAAGTACCGATTAAAGGTACGGGTGGCCCACATATCAATCGTCAGTTCGTATATGCCGTTGATGTTTGCAACAAACGGGCCGACCTTCGGGCCAAACGCAAACATGCCGAGCTTCATGTCATCGGCCTTGCCATCCACCCCTGGGCCAAGATTGCCCCACTTCTTGCGGGCCTCGTTCAGCTCTTTGACGGTGTGCTCGGAGAACAGCCATTCGACGGCTTTGTCTTCCCCAATGTCCTTGACCATCGCGTCCAGCATATTGAGCTGCTTTTTCTTGTTTGCAGCCCGAACACCGCCAGCCCATAGCTTTTTGTTTTTGGGATTGTTCCCCGGGATAGTTCCTGTTTTTTCGTAATGCTGGAACGCTTCAGCCGCAATTTGCCAATTAAGGTTGGCTTTAGTGCCGGGAGACTGAATCGCAGCAACAACAGAAAAAAGCTGTCTTTTCGTTTCGCTTTTAAGCGACGGAATGATTTGCTGCGTAATCGAGAACGCAGACTTGATGTCCTCCTCGTACCAATCCAGACCAGACTTTGTCTGATTCATTTGGTATTGCAGTTCAAGAACAAGCTGTTTGATAGAGCGTTCTTTTTCGGCAGAATCATTCCAATCCCGCTTACCAGTAATACGGTCGAAATAAGCGCCGACCTGCCGGATGTCCATCGCTTGGCTGCCAGTAAGCTGCGGCCCCTTGCGGATGTCTATCGCGGTCGTTTCCGTAACAACATCGGGGAGCTGAACATTCGAGTCAGGCACTTTCGCTTTGGCCTGCGCAAACTGCATCCCAACATCACCCATCCCCTCGCTCGCCTTGGCGATCAGCGCCTTGACGGTCGCGTTGTCGGTGGTCGTGACATCGATACCTTGCTGCCCGAGGAACTGCTCCAGTCCCTCAAGCGCGTCGGCAAGCTCGGCCAGATCCGCCCGCTCCTTCCCGGGCATGAACACGCCCTCGCCACGGAACTCGCGGTCGATCGCATCGAGGAAGGTGACCTCGGTCTCGCCCACATTGAACCCGGCCTCGAGCGCAATCTCTCGCGCCTCATCGAAGGTCATGCCCTTCTCAGACACCAGCGCCTTCTCGCCCACCTTCCGGTTGTCGCGGTCCCAGAGCTTGGCATCTCGCGCCCCGAGCTCCCCGCCCTGATCCTGCAGCCCACCGCGCTCACGCAGGAACTGGGTCAGCGACTTGCCGTAGATGTCCTGCTGTTTCGGGATGTCCCCGGTGCGCAGCCGGTCGATGAGCGGGTCGAGCGCAGCGTCCACCCCGGCCCGAGCCTGCAGGATGTCCGGCAAGGGGGTGACCACACTGAGCCCATACTGCTCATGCAGGGCGGCAGGGTCGATGCCGCTACGCTGCGCCAGAGCGTTTATGGCGCGTGAGTACATGGTCGCGTATGTGTCAGCGGTCGCCCTGTCAAATCGCCCCAGAAGCTGCCCTAGGACCTCCTGCTTGATTGCGGCAATGGCGGGAGCCTCGGCCTCGGTGCCTTCGGCCTCCATGGCCGCTTGAATTTCGGCCTCGACCCGTTGCCGGTCGGCCTCGAGCGCCTGAACCTCGCGCATCGTGAGGTCGCCTTGGAAGAGCCGGGTGTCTTGAATCAGCGCGGCATGGTGCTCGGTCGGAGCCAGCCGGGTCGCGTAGTTCTCGATAGGGATGACCACATCCCCGCCGATCGCCACCGCCTCGGCATAGTTGGCCGCGCCCACCTCGGTCGCAATCTGCGCCGGGTCTACGTTCTGACTCTGCCAGTACTGCGTGAACTGGTCAGCCGGGATGAAGACGTTCTCGATCGGCCCCTGCTCCCGAGCCTTTGCCACGAAGTCCCGGAACTGCTCCGGCAACCGCTCGCGCAACTTGGACGCCTTCGCGCTCTCCCCAAGTGCCTCCATGAACTGCGCGGTCTGGTTCGCCTTGCGCACCTCGCGCACGTTCGAGGTCGCAGAGATGGCCGCACCAGGCAAGCCCACGCCAGCACCGCCAGCAAACCCAGCAGCACCAGCCTCAAGCACCCGCGCCACGTTGCCCTCGTCGGCGGCAAACTCCTGACCGGACACACCCTGCGCCAACTCGCGCCCGAGGATGACGCCGAGCTCCTGCAGCGACTCGGTGACGCCCTCGATGCTCGCCGACTGCAGCCACTTCTTACCGGCCTGCGCGATGGCGTTGCGGAAGGTCGGACGCTCCAGAAGCGCCTTTATCGCCTCACGAGATCCGCGCCCGAGCAGCCGGTCGAGACCGGGAATCATCTTGGCAAGGGCAATGTCACCCACCGTCTCAAGACCGGCATTCAAGAGCCCTGCCGCCGCCGCAGCGCCACGCGCCACAGCCGGGTCAAGCGGAACACCGGACTCGTCTTTCAAGCCCTCGTACTCGGCAAACGCGAACCCGGTCTCTTCCTTGTAGTTGTAGACCGTCGATGCCGTGATATACCCAGCCCGAGCGCCGAACGCGAACGCACCCGGCACCGTGACCATCTCCTCCGGCAGAGCAACCTGCGGCCCAGCCTGCCCGAGCGCGAGCGCCACGCCAGCGCCAGTCGCACCGCCAACGATGGCTCCTTTGCCGCCCTCGCGGATAGAACTGACCAACTGCCGTGCCGTGTACCCGGTCTCGCCGAGGAACCACGCAAACGGGTTGTCACCGCGCTCGGTCGTGCGCCCAAGAGCGCCAATCTCATCAAGCAACTTGCGGCGCTCTGCCGCCTCGCTCGAGCTCATGATCTCGCCAGAGACCGCCCGCCAATTCAACGGGCTCACCTGATCTTGAACAGAAGCCTGCTTCCACCCTTGCACCGGAGCGATGAAGGTGCGCTCGATGCGCTCAAGCGTACCCACATCATCCCGCGCCACATCAGCCTGCTCGGACAGGAATGCCGCCGTCACCGGGCTCGACTTCACAAGATTGTCGTAGTCCACCCCGCCGAGGATGGCTTGCCGCTCAATCTCCTTGCGGTCAGCCCGAACCGTCTCAATCGGCACGTTGACCTTCTGCGCAAGCTTGCGCAGCTCGGCCTCGACATCGGGCTCAGTCTGCGCAGCGCCGTACATCGACGATCGCAGCGCCCCGGTCTGCTCCTGCCGCATCAGGTCGAGGTAGGGATTGTCCTCCTCAACCATTCGCCGGTAATCGGTCACTTGATAAGCCCCTGCGCCTTCTTAAAGTAAAACTGGATGTTTGCCTCGCTGACTTCCTTGCCCTGCGCCCGCAGCGCAGCGGTAATCTGCCGACGGTCAAACTCAGGCACCGTCACCGTGACAACTTCCTTGCCGGGCTCAACCTCAAACAGCGCCACATCGGTCGTGCCAAACAGACTCCCGCGCACTTCAACGCTGGCAAAGAGCCGGTCAATCTCAGCGTCACGCTGCTCCGGCGTCAACTTGCGACCAGCCGCAGCCTCTGCCTCGCGGATGTTTGCGCCCAAGGTAGACCACGCTTTCGCTACCCGCTTGGCAGGTTCCGTCCCCTGCTTCGGGCTCGGGTCAAGACCCATCTCGGAAAAGCGCATGTTCATCCGTTGCGTCGTCGTCTGCACTTCCGTCTGCGCTACATCAGGCGTGTCGGAAGCCTCGCCCTGCAGCCGGATGAGCTCCTTGAACTCGGTGTCTTCCAGCCGATCGCGCAGCGCCATCAGGTTCGTCTGACGCAGCAAGGCCGGGTTCGTCCGCAACCTGTAGTAGGCATCCCAATCGGTTTCAATCTTGCCGCCACCACGCAGACTGTCTGCGTAGTTTCTGACCTGCCCAATCTTGTCGCCGGGAATCGCCGCCCGCAGCGATGCAGGCAGCGCGGCGAAATTGCCGCCGTTCGCATCCAGCCTGCCGTAGACCGCAGCCATGACTTCCTGCTGCTGCCGCTCGCGATCGCGCAACTTGGACCCCAACTGCGCCAGCGCCTCACTGGTCGCGTCGTCGCGCACCCGCACATTGTCACCGGCAACCTCGCGCACCGCCTGACGCACCTCGGTCTCGCTCGGGATGCGATTGCCGAACGACCCCATCACATCGTCCGCAATACGCGCAGACGCCCGCAGGTCGGTTTCGGTCGCCACCTTGCCCTCGAGCTCCACAAGCCTCGGAGCCTTGATGGTCGATCGGTTGCGGTCGATGTACTGCGCAGCAAACTCTACATCCCCAGCATCGAGCGCCGAATTGACCACCGCCGAATGCACCTGGTCGATGTTGTCCATCTGCACCGCAAGCAGCGCGTCGCCGGTAATGCCGTTGCGGTCAGCCCAGAGCGCCGTATTCGTTGCGATGCGCCCGATGCTATCGTTTACCTTCGCCTGGTCGCGCCAGTTGAGCGCGGCTTGATTCGCCTCAGTGGCGACCGCCCCCTTGTAAACATTATCCCGGTACTGATCTGTCTCGCGCAGGACATGCCGCATCAAAGAGTCGTCGAACTCAGCCTCGGCCATTGCAGCCCGACGCCGGAACATGTCTTGCTGCCGAGTGTTCGGCAACCCAGACGCTACCCGCTCAATCGTTTTCTTGAAATCGCCCGAGTATTTGGTCATGAAATCAGGCGCTACCGCATCAGCGGCCTTCTTCGATGTAAACCCCGTCTCCGGGTTCATCATCAAATCGGTCTGCTGGTCGCGCAACTGATTGAACGCATCCTCAACACGCAGCTCGTCGAGGTCAGCCGAAAGCCTAGCAAACGCTGTAGCCCCACGCGCCACGGCCTCGGCAGTCTCCGCAGCCTGAGTCCCCACAGCAGCGAGCCCACGCGCACTCGGCGTAGCGATGCGCGGGACAACCTGCTGACGGTAGAACTCAAGCTTCGCCATGGCTTACCTCGGCCCCGAGTATCGGCTGGTCGTGGTGGTGAGCGTGGTCGGGACACGCCGTCCAGTGACCTTCACCCCGGTCAACTGCGACGCATTCGGGCGGCTTCCCGGCATCGTGCCACCCGCGCTTGCATATTGGCCGATGCCCATAGCCATGGCCTGCAGGACGCCCTGCGTCCACGACGGGCGGGCGGCACGGGTGATGCGAGCCTCGGTCAGCAGGCCCTGCGCCTGCGTCTCGCCCTGATACGCCAGGGACAGTGCGTCCAACTCCGCAGCCGTCGCCGCCTGCTTGTAGACGTCCCCGAAGGACACCGAGTCGAGCAGCCCCGCCTGAGCGCCAGCCGCCCGAAGTTCGCCGAACTGCCGCCGCGTTTCCCGGCCAAGCGCCTCGGTCTCAAGACCAGCCTGCCGCCGAGCGACACCGGCCTCTATCTCGAGCGCCCGCGCCTGCGCCGCGCCGATCTGCCGCTGTTGGCCTGTCGCCATCAGGGACGAAGCCGCCGCAGCCGAGGCGATGACTCCCAAAGTGACCGGGTCTGCCATCAGAGCACCCTCGCGTACATGTCCATATCCTGACCTCGCTGGAAGGCCCGCATCCGGCCTTCACGCTCGAACCCGAGCATTCTCGCCCATCGGTGACCGGGCATAAAGTCCGGCACCACATAGGCCTCGACGCGCTCGATCCCGCAGCCGTCGAAGAACTCCGCAACCGCCCGATGCAGCGGGACCATCCACCGGCCTGAGTCCGCAGAGAGCAGCGCCCACGCCGACGCACGCCCCTCCCAGAGGTTCACGAGCCCGGCGCAGCAGACAATCCGCCCGCCCGCCCGCGCCGTGTAGCAGGGGCCAGCCTCGACCAACTCCTGCCCATACCCGGAACGCCCGATGAACGCCGACAGGAACTCCTGCGAGGGCTGCAGGCTCAACTCCCGAAGGTCAGCCGGGACGAATGGCAGCACTTCGAACGTCATCCCTGCGTCTCCATCTCGGGGTAGAGCGCGATGACGGTCATCGGGAGCGGCTGGTCAGCCACCACCCAGATGCGCCCGTCCGTCTCGTA